TCAGACCAGCTCGCCTGCGGCCGTGATCTTGCTTTTGCCGCGCAAATAGGGATGCAGCGCCGCCGGCAATTGGACCGAACCATCCGCCTGTTGTCCGTTTTCCAGAACCGCGATCAGACAACGCCCGACGGCCACCCCCGACCCGTTGAGCGTATGCACAAAATCGGGCTTACCACCGGCGGCGGGTTTATAGCGGGCGTTCATCCGCCGCGCCTGAAAATCACCGCAAACCGAGACGGAGCTGATCTCGCGGTAGGTATCCTGTCCCGGCAGCCAGACCTCAAGGTCATGTGTCTTGATCGCGCCAAACCCCATATCGCCAGCACAAAGCACCACAACACGGTAGGGCAGCTCCAGCTTTTGCAAGATCGCCTCGGCGCAGCCTGTCATGCGGTCATGCTCGGCCATTGAGGCTTCGGGCGTGGTAATGCTGACCATTTCGACCTTTTCGAACTGGTGTTGGCGCAACATCCCCGATGTATCGCGCCCCGCTGACCCGGCTTCGGAGCGGAAGCACTGCGTATGGGCGGTCATGCGGATTGGAAGCTGGGCTTCGTCAAGCGTATCCCCGGCGACCGTGTTGGTCAGCGTGACCTCGGACGTCGGGATAAGCCACCAGCCATTGGTGGTCTGATAGCTGTCCTCGGCAAATTTCGGCAGATTGCCGGTGCCGAACATCGCCTCATCCTTGACCAGAACCGGCGTCCAGACTTCATTCAGCCCGTGTTCTTCGACGTGGGTATCAAGCATGAACTGTGCCAGCGCACGGTGCAGCCGAACCATCGCGCCCTTCAGAACCACAAAGCGACTGCCGGAAAGTTTGGCGGCGGTGGCGAAATCAAGGCCGGGCAGGGCGGCGGGAAGTTGGTAATGCTCCAGCGGTTTGAAATCCAGCGTGCGGGGCGTGCCCCAGCGGCGGATCTCGACGTTGTCAGCCTCATCCTTGCCATCGGGAACCACCGGCAGGGGCAGGTTGGGAATTGCGACTAGAAGATCACGCAAGCGGGTATCCTCGGTGGCGGCCCCTTCATTGAGGCGGGCAACTTCGGCTTTTTTCTCGGCGACCAGCACGCGTAGGCGGTTGAATTCCTCGTCATTGCCAGCGGCCTTGGCTGCGCCGACATCACGCGATGCCGCATTCTGGGCGGCCTGCGCTGTTTCGGCGGCCAGGATCTTGGCGCGGCGGGCGGCATCAATTTCCAAGATCCGGGGGGATAGCGCCTCAAGACCGCGCCGTGCAAGGGCGGCGTCAAAGGCTTCGGGGGTCTCTCGGATCGCGCGGATATCGTGCATTTTGGGCCTCATTCTTTGGATGGAACAGATATGCCCGATTATGGCCGAAAGTGGAACGGGGAAAATCATACGTGGCAGCGGTCTTATCCCGCTTGCGTCACTGCCGTGGACTGCATTTCTGTAGCCTTTCCCGCAGGCGGCAGGCTTTGCTGTGGCGCTGACGGAAGAGGACTTGTCGATCACTCGACGCGAGGATCAAGACAGTGTCTATCACAACCTGCAGTCGAATATTTTAACACCGGGCTAGAAAAGCCCCGTCACTTTCGAACAAAAGGTGGCTAAGACGAGCACTTGGGGAGGCATCAAAGCGGGACAGGTCCAGTGCAATGTGTCTTGAAAAATTGAGGTTACCGAATCTTGTTCAGGTATCAACACTTCATAACAATGTCTGAGGTATTCAGTTGCAATCAAGCGCAAGCAGGATGGCGGGTCTTTTGGCGAGTAGTAGATATTGTCAGGTTAAAAATATAATAAAATCAATGAAGTGCTTTAAATTTTGGAGGCGGGTACCGGAATCGAACCGGTCTACTCGGATTTGCAATCCGGTGCATGTGGTTACTAACTGCCACTAACCATCGCGTGTAATCAATAAAAAGCCTTGTTTGCTTAGAGTTATTGCCCTAACAAATCCGTTGAAGCCACCAATGACTGCTAACTGGCGTGGTTACACATTGGTTACATAGTTGTTACATGGTAAGCGAGGGCGCAAAGATGGAACTCACAAAGGAAGCGATTAACGCGCTGGATCATCCAGCAAGCGGACAAAAGCTGTACTGGTTTGACACGCCTAGGGGGTTTGGTCTGCGCGCAACGCCAACGGCCAAAACCTTCATTTTTGACGGTCGTGTGAACGGTAAAAAGCGCCGCGTGACAATCGGGCGTGTGGACCTGTTCAAGCCTTTGAGCAAGGCAAAGGACGTAGCTGTTGAACATGCTTACAACTTCAATCGCGGCGTTGATCCAGTCCTTGAACGGGCGAAAAAAGACACGGCAAGAAAATTACAGGAAGCGCAGACGATAACCTTGGCGGAAGCGCTCAAGGATTATGCGGATGCGCCAAAGAAAAAGGGAAGTGGTTACGGTTCGGGTGTGAAGTTAAAGAAGGCAAGAACAATCCGTGATATTCACACAGTTTGCCAACGGCACTTTAGCGACTGGATGGGCATAGCTGTGACTGAAATCACTGGCGACATGGTGAGGGATCGTCACGCCATGTTTGCAGCAGATGCACCAACGCAAGCTAATCTGGCGTTTAGATACCTGCGGGCCGCGCTGAACCATGTGAACGTTGATAGCGATGATGCCGCGCCGATCATTGTGAATAACCCCGTTGATCGGCTTAGGAAGCGCGGGCAGTGGGCAGATACCAAAGTGAAGAAAACGCGCCTTGAACGCGAAGATATCCCACATTGGGTTGAGGCAGTGAAAACGCTTCTTACAGACAAGGAACTTACCCCCTTGAAGTTTGGTGCGGAACATCGGGACGGTTTGATTTTCATCTTGTTGACCGGTGCGAGATTGTCGGAGGTTTTCGGCAACAAGGAAGATGGATACCCCGCGCTTGCGTGGACCGATGTAGATATGAAGCGTGGAACCGTAACCTTTCGAGATACGAAAAACCGCGATGACCACCAGTTGCCGCTTGGTCCTAAGCTATTGGGAATTTTGGAAGCGCGGAAAGAGGTGTCCGGCCTTTATGTTTTCGGCAACGCGAACAATGAAGTTTCAGGCGATCTGCGCAGCGCGTTCACGCGCATTGAAGCTATGGTCGGGTTGCGTGTGACCGCGCATGATTTGCGCCGCACCTTTGCAGCCGTTGCAAATAGTTTGGACATTTCAGGCTATAAGTTGAAGCGATTGTTGAACCACATTAGCGGCAACACCAGTGATGTAACGGCGGGTTATATTGGTGATATAACAACCGATGATTTACGCGAACCAATGCAACGAATTGAAGAATTTATGTTGCGCGAAGTGCAGGAACTACCAGCATGATCCGGCCCTATGATACCGAATTTTCTCATGCAGTAAGGCGCGCGGCTACCGGTATTCGCCCCCAAGCTGGCGTTGATGTTGCGATTGAAGGTGCGCCGTTGCGGGCTATCCTTTGCAGCGAACAGTCACTTAACCCGGCTGGATTGGAGTTGTTGGCGCTGGCTGTCACCGGACAGCTACGCAAGGCCAGAAAGCAACCGATTGGTGAAACCATGTTCACCCATGCGGTGCGCCGTGCAAGCGCTGCGTGGCGTGGTGGCAAGGGTAAAAGCCCCGCTGTTACCGGTGATGCACTGGCGATCATGCTTCGATCAGGACAGCCCGCCCTTGGGGCTGGTGAGCGTGAATTATTGGCAGAATTGTTTGCGCCAATACCGCCAACCGTACACAATGAACTTCAGGGCAGGCCAGGAAAAGGTGTCGGGCATCCTGATGTGGTTGCGGTGATGGAAATGTTGCGGGATGAAATCGCGAAAGGTTCAGCACACAAGAACGCTATCGTTGACACAGCCAAAGCTTTTCAAATCACCGCTCGAACGGTTCAGGAATATGAAGCGATGACCAGAGAGCGTGAGGTTGCACTGAAGCCTACTGACTGATCAAAACTCTTACGGATTCTGCATTGTGCAAACAGTACGGAATAGGTACTTCGGTGGAAGAGCTTGGTTCATTCAATGCGTGACATAAATGGCTAGCGTATATATGAATATAGAGGTTTATATGAGGTTTTTGCCTTGCGGGCTGGCTTTTTTTGCACTCTCTGGTTGCTACGATCCGGCAGATAACTGTTTGAACGATGAGCATGGAAAACTAGGTGCGTTCGTGGCGTCACAAGAGTTAATATCCAGAAGATTGAAATCGCCAAGCACTTCCGACTTTCCAAACTATCGAGATAGCAACGTGATAGTGGTATTCGAAGGTGAATGTAGATTCAAAGTTGCAGGGTATGTTGACGCACAAAATTCGTTCGGCGGGACCGTTCGCACAAGATACATAGTCGATATTGAAGCAAACCCTATTGATGGAAGTTACGCGGGAAGCAATTTCTTGTTCGATTGATGCATTCGGACAATGTATCCGCTGCAAAATGCAAATTATAGTTAGTTTTACTACTCAAGTCGCAGCATGGGCGCTAAGTGTCACCACACTGTAACCGCCAGAGATTTTTGACCCCTTTATTGCGGTCGGCAGTGACTTCCAACAAGCACGAATAACCCTCAAGTTGACCGCATAGGTTAACATTGAGAGGTTGCGGGGTAATCGCCCCCTTTTTAACGGGGTGCATCTGTAGAACTTACGCGGCCATTTTCAGTTTCATAGCGGGTGTGATGCCGCCGATGCCCATGTTCGGGCGGTCGTTGTTATATGTCCAGAGCCATTGTGTGGCCTGATCCTGAGCCTCCTCGATGCTTTCGATGATGTATTGATCCAGCCATTCATGCCGAACCGTCCGGTTGTAGCGCTCGACATAGGCGTTCTGCTGGGGCTGTCCGGGTTGGATGTGCTGGATCGTAACACTATGTTTCTCAGCCCATTTTCTCAGTGTTTCGCTGATATATTCCGGCCCATTGTCGACCCTGATCGTGCCCGGTTTTCCGCGCCATTCGATAATGCGATCAAGGCTGCGGATGACCCGTTCGGCAGGGAGCGAGAAATCAACCTCGATCCCCAGCCCTTCGCGGTTGAAGTCGTCCAACACATTCAAAAGCCGAAAAGCCCTGCCGTCGCCGAGGCGATCCGCCATGAAGTCCATGGACCAGGTCACATTCGGTCTGTTCGGGACCGCCAGAACGTCAGGCTTCTCCCGTTTCAGCCGCTTGCGCGGCTTGATGCGCAGGTTCAGTTCCAGCTCACAGTAGATCCGGTAGACCCGCTTGTGGTTCCACGGATGCCCCTTCACGTTGCGCAAATGCAGGAAACACAGGCCAAATCCCCAAGTCTTGCGCGCATCCGTCAGCCCTGTCAGCAGATCGGCGATCACCTCGTTCTCGTCTTTCAGCTTCGGGCTGTAACGATAGCAGGTCTCGCTGACCTCGAAGGCCCGGCACGCCAGCGCGATGCTGACGCCCCGTCGCTCTACCGCCGTTTCGGCCATCTCGCGGCGCTGAGATGGCCCCGTTACTTTTTTCCGAGGGCTTCCTTCAATAAGTCCGCCTGCATGCTCAGATCTGCATACATCCGCTTCAGCCTGCGGTTCTCTTCCTCCATGGCTTTCATCTGGCTGACCATGGATGCATCCATGCCACCATACTTCGCACGCCATTTGTAAAACGACGCATTGCTCATGCCATGTTCACGGCAAAGCTCGGCCACCGGCACACCACCTTCGGCTTGGCGCAGGATCGCAAGGATCTGGGGTTCGCTATATCTGGTCATTTTCATTCAAAATCTCCTCGTTCATCTTGCCGAGAAAATTCTACTTCCGCAGCCCCTTACTTTCGGGGGGGATTACCATGGCTGACGGGGGATTCGACCGCATGGCCGAGATTGACGCCATGCACCGGGCCGAGATGGGCGCGGGCTATATCGTGCCTAAATCCAATGCGCGGGCGGCTGACTTATCTTTGCAGCTTAAACCGTTGAGCAAGATCAAGGCGGTTTTGTCGTCGCGCTATCTGGTCAAGGGCTGGCTGGATCAGGGGGCGTTCTCTGTCGTCTACGGGGAAAGCAACGTGGGCAAGACCTTCTACGCCCTAGATTTGGCCCTGCATGTGGCAGCGGGCAAGCCGTGGCACGGGAATAAGGTTCGGGATTGTCAGACCTGCCCCGGCCCTGTCGTCTATGTCGCGGGTGAGGGTGGCGCGGGGATCAACAACCGCATCGAGGCCATTAGACGGGATCGACCGGACCTTGCCGAGCAGATAGACGACAACCCCGATTTTCTCTTGCTGTCCACAACGCTGGACCTATGCACAAGCGAGGACGCGCAGCACCTCATTGATGCGTTATCAGAAGGCACCGCCCCGGCGCTGATCGTGATCGACACATTGGCGCGGTCTATGGGCAACGGAGACGAAAACACCGCCAAAGATATGGGCGCATTTGTTCGGAGCGTGGATCTTCTACGGGCCAAGACCGGGGCGCATGTGATGGTTATTCACCACAGCGGCAAGGACACCAGCAAGGGCGCGCGGGGCAGTGGCAGCTTGCGGGCGGCGGCAGATACCGAAATCGAATTGACCCGTGACGGGGCTGTCATACTGGCCGAGACGAAGAAGCAACGCGATATGACTTGCGGGGCTATCTTTGCCTATACGCTGAAATCGGTTTTCCTTGGGATTGATGAAGATGGCGACAAGGTATCATCGGCGGTTGTCGAGCCGACCGAAGCACCAGCCAAACGCGCGCCGCGCCTGAAAGGCCAAGCCCTAATCGCAATGCAGGCTTTCGGGGATGCACTGGCAGCGCATGGCGAGGTTAAGCACGGCGAGGACTTCCCGACAAACCGTCAATGCGTCTCACTGGATCACTGGCGCGAGGCTTGCGACCGTCACCACCTGACCGATGGGGGCAGCGATAGCGCGGCGCGTCAAGCCTTCGGGCGGGCGTGGAAGTCGCTGCAAGAGAAAGAGATCATCCGCGTGATTGATGGTTTTGCATGGAGGTGCGCCGATGCGTGACACCGTGACAAGCCGTGACAAGTCACTCTTTGAAAGTGGTCAATCCAGCGTGACAACCGTGACAACACCCTATGGGGTGTCACGAGTTGTCACGGTGACCCGGGCCAAGAAAGGGACAACCCCATGACCTACACCAGAACACCCACAACCACAGAAACAGCAATCACACTGGAAGCGGCCAAGCTGCATTGTCGGGTTGATGGCAATGAAGAAGATGTACCAATCACGGGCCTGATCATCGCGGCGTCTAACGAGATCGAGGCGCAAGCGGATATTGCCCTTCTAAGCCAAACCATAACCACCACCACAGACCAAGGGCCGGGTAACTGCATCCGCCTGCCTGTCGGGCCTGTCGCGGCTGACGCTGTGGCCACGGTTGAACTGATCGAGCAGGACGGCACGGCAACGCCTATCACGTCCGGTTACTGGTTAGAGGGCGGGCGCTATCCCCGCTTGCACTTCACCACCACACCCGGCGGGCGTCTGCGCATCACATATCCGGCAGGCTATGGCGATACACACGAGGCAATCCCCGCCGATCTGGCGCATGGCATCGCTGATCAGGTGGCGCGCATGTATGACGAGCGCGGCGGCGTCTATGACAAAGCGCCCGCACTGTCACCCCACACGGCCCGCGTTATCGCACGGCATCGGCGGGTTGCGCTATGACGGCGCTGGAAATGGTCCCAATGCCCCCAAGGAAAGCATGGGCGGGACCGTTGACTGGGCTGTTGCATTCTCTCTCCCAAAAAATCGGGGGGAAATCTGATGGCTAGGGCGGGCAAAGAAGCATCGGCGGCACTGCGGTTTCTCCCTACGCTGGTCATTCCCGAAGGGCGCTTGGCTGGCAGAAAGTTGAAGCTGGCAAGGTTTCAGAAAGACTTTGTGCGCGGCGCGTTCAGTAAAGGCACGTCCGTTGCTTGCCTGTCCATCGGTCGCGGCAATGCCAAAACTGCGCTATCGGCTGGCATCGCTCTAGGCCATTTGAAGGGCGAAATCGAGCCGCAACCCAAGCGTGAAATCATCTTTGCAGCCCGCAACCGCGATCAGGCCCGCACCGCCTTTGCCTTTCTGGTCGGGTTCATCGAGGGATTGCCAGAAGAAGAGCAAGAGCAATTCACCATCCGGCGCGGCTCCAAGCTGGAAGTTGAAACAGACATGAACGGCGGCGGGCTGGCGCGTGTTATCGCTGCTGACGGCAAGTCAATTCTGGGCGGCGCGCCTACGCTGGCGATCTTGGACGAGCGGGCAGCTTGGGAACGTGACAAGGGCGACAATCTGGAAAACGCCATTTTGTCGGGGCTTGGCAAGCGTGACGGGCGGGCGCTGATCATTTCAACAAGCGCGGCGGATGATGCAAACACCTTTTCACGCTGGTTAGACGAGCCACCAAACGGCACCTATGTGCAAGAGCATCGCCCCCCTATGGGCCTGCCTGCTGACGATCTGGAAAGCCTGTTAATTGCCAACCCCGGCTCAAAGGAGGGCATCGGGCCAAGCGCCGAATGGCTGCGAGCGCAAGCACAACGGGCCATTGCGCGGGGCGGTTCTGCGCTGTCCAGCTTTAGAAACCTTAACCGGAACGAGCGCGTTGCCTCTGATGACCGATCGGTCCTTGTCACGCTTGACGAATGGATGAGCTGCGAGGTTTCCCCCGATGATCTGCCCGAGCGTTCCGGCCCGTGCATTCTGGGCGTTGATCTTGGCGGTTCCCGATCAATGAGCGCAGCGGCTCTATTCTGGCCCGACACGGGGCGGCTTGAGGCTGTGGGTACATTCCCCGCCAAGCCTTCACTTGCCGACCGTGGCGCGGCTGATGGCGTGTCAGGGCGCTACACCGAAATGCACGAGCGGGGCGAATTGTCCGTTTTGGGTGATAGCACCGTTCCGCCGGGGCCGTGGCTTGCCGACATTGTGCGCTTGGCAGATGGCGCTGATATTTCCTGTATCGTTGGCGACCGTTTCCGCCATGCCGAATTTGTCGAGGCTATCGACGCGGCGGGCCTTGCGCGGGTTCCGTTCATATGGCGCGGATTCGGATGGAAAGACGGCAGCGCCGATATTGAGCGATTCCGGCGGGCGCTGTTTGACGGCGATATTTTGACCACCCCGTCCCTGCTGCTGCGTTCGGCCTTCTCTGATGCAATCACGCTGGTTGATCCGGCCAACAACCACAAATTGGCAAAGGCCCGATCATTGGGCCGGATCGACGCGGCGGCGGCGGTGATCTTGGCCGTTGCCGAGGGTATGCGGCGCAAGGCGGCACCGATCAGAAAGGCGCGGCTGGCATGGGCATGAAAGATCATTTCCGCCATTCCAAGCGCGTCACAAGCACACGGCGTTGGCAGTCAGTACGGCACGCGGTTTTAGAGCGTGACGGCTGGAAATGCGTTCAATGCGGCGATCAGCGGCGGCTTGAGGTGGACCACATTAAGCCCGTTCGGAGTCACCCCGAATTGTCTTTTAATCCTGACAACCTGCAAGCCCTTTGCGCCCGTTGTCACACCCGGAAAACAAGAATTGAGATCGGCCACAAGCCGTTATCAAAAGACCGTCAAAAATGGCGGGATAGCGTCAACGCGCTCATGCGCGAAGGCAAAAAACCTAACGAGCATAAGGAAAACACACATGCTTAAATCTGTTGAAATCACGCGGCGTCAGTCTGAAATTCGCCAAGCCCTTGCCGAGTTGGTAGGGAAGGACAAACCCACCGAGGACGAAACCCGCCAAATGGGCGCGCTTGATCTGGAATACCGCAACGGCGAAACCCGCTATCGCGCGGCCCTTATTGCCGAAGATACCGAGCGCCGGGACGCCGGGGCCGAGTTGGAAACCCGTTCCGGCAAGGAATGGGCCGACCTGATGGCGGGCTTTGAATTGCGCCAGGTTGCTTTGAACCTGGACGAGGGGCGGCAACTGGACGGCAAGACCGCCGAAATCGTGCAGGAATTGCGCAGCGCGGGCGGTTTCCGTGGCATCCCTGTTCCGTGGCAGGCTTTGGAGCAACGCGCGGGCGAGACTGTCGCAAGCGGCACCCCTGACCCCGTGCAACATCGCCCGATCATTGACCGCCTGTTCCCCGATAGCGTAGCGGCCCGCATGGGCGCGCAAATGATCAGCATCCCGCAAGGTTCAGTTGCATGGCCTGTCACCACAAGCACGGTATCGGCGGGCTGGGCAACATCCGAGACGGGCAACGTGGCAGGGCCGACCACCTACGCCACCACAGACCGGGCAATGTCGCCGGATCATAACTTGGGCGTTCAAATGCGCATCACCCGCAAGGCATTGCAGCAATCGGGCGCGGCACTGGAACAAGCAATTCGGCGCGATATGTCCGGCGCTATGGGCGCGGCGATGGATAAGGCCGTATTCCTTGGCACCGGGGCCGATGGTCAACCCTTGGGCGTGATCACCGGGGCGGCAACCTACGGCATCACAAGCACGGGCGTTGATGACGCGGCAAGCTGGGCGGCGTTCCGCGCGGCTGTGGTGCGCTTCATGGCTGGCAATGCGGCGGGTGGTCCTGCGGCGATCAAGGCAATGATCCGCCCCGAATTGTGGAGCTTCCTTGATGATACCTTGATTACAGGAACGGCTGTTTCGGAGTGGGACCGCATGGTGAAGAACATTCCGGCGGGCAATATCGCCATGACCACAAACGGCCTTGCCGCCCCGGCGGGTAGCCCCTTGGCTTGCACCTCTCTTTTGACCACGGCAGCGGGCGGCGTTGCGCCTATCTTTGTCGGGGCATGGGGTGCGGTTGATGTGATCCGCGACCCCTATTCCGATGCTCAATCGGGCGGGCTGCGCATCACGGCGCTTGCCACAATGGATGTTACGGTTGCACGGCCTGCACAGCTTGAAATCCTGACCGGGCTGGAATTGGCATAATGCTTTGGGGTTCGCATCAAGGCGGGCTGGAATTGCGCACCGAGGGCGGGGAAACCCGCCTTCGGGCATCCTTCCCATATGGCCGGGAAACCGTGCTGTCGGATGGAGCGCAACCCCGCAAAGAGGTTATTGCAAGCCGGGCGTTTGCTGACCGCATCGAGCGCGGCGAGGAAATACACTTCCTTTCCGGGCATGACTATAACAAGCCCTTGGCATCGACGCGGGCAGGCACGTTAACCCTACGCGATACCGATCAGGCGTTAGAGATTGAGGCCGTGATCAAGGGCAACACCTCTTGGGCGCGTGACTTCCTGTCTGCGCATGAATCGGGGCTTGTCAAAGGGCTGTCACCGGGCTTTCGGGTGAAGCCGGGGGCCGAGGCCGTAGAGGCGCGGGCCGGGGCGATCCTGCGCACGGTTCGGGCGGCTGACCTGTTCGAGATTAGCGCCGTGACGGTTCCGGCCTATCCAGATGCACAGATTGAGGCGCGGGCATGGGAAACCCACCAAGACCGCTTGCCCTATCGCGGCCCGCATCCCCTAAACCGTTGGAGGTTGTGAAATGTTTGGACTGTTCAAGAAAAAGCCAATCGAAACCCGATCGAGCGGGGCGGGCTATACCGCGCAAATCATGGCGGCACGGGAAAGCTACATTTCCGGCGCGTCTGGCATCGGTGAATTAACAGCGGCGGCACAGGGCTGCATTAGCCTATGGGAAGGCGCTTTTGCCCTTGCGGATGTATCCGGCACCACCTTGTTGAACCGTGCTACCTTGGCCCTTGCTGCGCGTTCTGTGGCGTTGCGGGGGGAAGCTGTGTTTCTGATCAGGGGCGACCGCCTGTTGTCCTGCGCGGATTGGGATTTAAGCACCCGTGACGGCATCCCCCGCGCTTACCGCGTTTCCATAGCCGAGGCGGGCGGCAACCGTTCCGAAACCGTATTGGCTCAAGAGGTGTTGCACTTCAAAGCGGCATCTGATCCGGTCGCGCCATGGACGGGCCAAGCCCCATTGAAGCGCGCCCAAATATCGGCCCAACTGCTGCAAGAGGTTGAAACCGCTTTGCGTGATGTGTTCAGGGACGCCCCTTTAGGTTCCCAGATTGTGCCATTGCCTGACAGTAGCGCCGACGATATGGCAGAAATGCGTCACGCGTTCAAAGGTCGCCGCGGTTCAACGCTTGTGATCGAGGGCGTAGCGCAAGCCACGGCGGCGGGCATGAATCCGCAACTGGGCCAAAGGGCGCAAGACCTGTCACCGGACCTTTCAAAAGCAATGACCATTCAAACGCTAGACGCGGCGCGGGATGCAATATCGGTCGCGTTCGGAGTGTTGCCGGGGCTTCACAATCGAGCCACCACGGGGCCAATGGTACGCGAAGCCCAACGGCACCTTGCGGGATGGACCTTGCAACCCTTGGCCATGCTCTGGGCCGAAGAGGCAAGCGCCAAACTTGGGGTTGATGTGATGATCGACACCTTGCGGCCGCTGCAAGCTTACGATGTCGGAGGACGTGCGCGGGCCTTGTCTACCATCGTGAAGGCACTGGCCGAGGCCAAAGCGGCAGGCATTGCCCCCGGCGATCTAAACCAAGCCCTTACGCTGGTTAACTTTGGCGAGGGTGACAACGCGGCATAGGGTAGGATAGCCCGCGCCCTTTGATTGGTTTCTGGCGCAAATTATCCCCGTTAGTCGGTGAGTGGGTAAACCCCGACAAGGCGCGGCCCTTGCTCCGTAATGGCGCGGCGCGGATTAGCACGGTTGTTTGATGGGCCGGGGCTACATCACCGGACCCCGCGTTAGGGGGCCACGGGCCGGGGCGTAGGGTCTACGTTCCGGCCTATTCGTTCTCTCTAATTTGAATCCCTAAGCGAGTGATCCTAAATCCTTCGTCGTTTTCGCATGGCTCAATCCAGCCCTTTTCTGCCATGTCGAACCAAATCTGATCGTTTACACGGCTAACTTTCCCAACCTGTTCACACTCGTCACCTATGAACTCTCCAAGAATTTTTAATTCTATTTCTGTCGGTTTCATTGCTTGCCTTTCTTTAATCTCACACCAGCACCACCGCCATTCTCTGCGATGAACTCCACCCCGGCGGATTCAAGGGCCGCGCGGATGGCGGCGACCGTGGCAGGGCGCAATTCTTCACCACGTTCTAGGCGGGATATTGTCGCCTGCGCAACGCCTGCGGCGGTAGCCAAATCACGCACCCCTAGCCCTGTCGCGGCTCTAGCCATTTTGCATTGCGTGGCGTTCATATTATAACCCTGTTATATTTTTCTTGACGCCTTCGCGCACCTGTGGGAAACATAACCTTGTTATCAATTCAACACAAGGAAAACCACCATGAGCAAAGAGAAAAGCACAGCCGACCGCGCCGCCGATCTTGTGAGCCTTCTAAAAGTCTTGTCGCTGGCAGTTGATGGCGAGGACGTGGCAGCGGCAACCTTGGGCCATGTAGGCGGCGGGCGGGTGTTGGATATGGCTTCGGAATTGGCTTTTGACATTCTGGGCGATCTGGAACGCGCGGAAATGGCAGAAAAAGCGGCGTAAAAGCCTAACCCCACACAATGGGGCTTGATAAAGCCCACGCTATGGGGTTATAGTGCTGAAAAGCAATAAGGCTGCACATGACCATCGACCATCAAAAACTTTTCCGGCAACTTGATGAGGCTTTCCAAATCCTTGGTGAGCCTCAATTTCTTGTGCCTGATGTTTGCAAAATTACTGGCGCAACGCCGAAGGCAATTGAGCATTTTGTCGACCCAAAGCGCGGTATGGTTCATTTGATGGGGGACTGGGTTAACCCCGGAACCGGAAAGCGGCGGCGCTTTACCGGAGAACAGGTTTTGATGATTGCGGCAGCATATGCAGTTAGCCGCGTAGGTTTCCCGCAACGCTGGTCAATCCAGCTTGCCGAGCAAGTGGCAAACCGAGCCAAAGGGCGCATCAATGGACTGGCAGTCAATACACACATGACACTTTTGAATTATCCCATGCAAAATGGGGATTGGGCTTTCAAGGCCATTTATGCCGAAACAGTCGAAGAGCCGATCTTGCCCCTTTCCGTATTAGCGCTGGATGTGGACCGACTGATTGACGAAACGCTCACCCAATTGATGGCGATTGTAAACGGCGAAGAAATCCCCGATTTTACCATTCCTGACCCTGAACCTGAACCTTCGCCCTACAGCCCGAAATCCAATTTTTTCAAGAATTGGGAAAAAGGCGAAAGCGGCGAGTGGCACTATGTTGGGCTAACCTTAGAAGAAACCCGCATTCTGATGGAGGATCAAGGTTTTGCCCTTGATGGCGACGAATTGCTTAATGTCGAGGCGGTGAAAAACCCTGATCGGGAGTACATGCTTGAACTGCGGGATCGTCACGAACAAGCCAAATGGGTTGCTATTGGTTTTAACGAGGGCAACGACTAATGAGCAAACCAACCCCCATACTTGCCAATGAGGCAAACGCGGCCAAGCTTCTGGATATGAAGCCTGCCGAGTTTTGCGCACTGGTGGAGCGGGGGCATCTGCCACGCGGTCGGGAAATTGCGCCAGGCTTTGTGCGGTGGGACGTGGACGAACTGCGCCGCATTGGGCGGGGCGATGCAATCGACGGCATGGATGGGGTTCAATGGTAGAGCGTAAGAAATACACTTGGCGGCATCCGAGCGGGCGGGAGTATTTTCGCCGCGGCAAGTCGCTGATCAGGATCAATGCCGAGATCGGCACCGAAGCTTATGACCGCCTGTATTGGGAGATCATGACAGGCAAACGGGCCGAGGCCAAACGCTCTTGGGGCGCTCTAATTGAGTTGTTCCGACAATCTGACAAATGGTCGAGTCATTCGCCGCGCTACCGCCAAGACCTTGAGCCTGTCTTTTCCTACCTGATTGAGAAGATCGGCAAGGCAGATGTGTCGCGCCTTACCCAGACAGATATTTACAAGGCGATGGATGCAAATACCCACCGCATCCGCTTTGCAAACTACATCCCGACCGCCATTTCCATGCTGTCGAAATTTGCCATTCGCAAGGCTTGGCGGACGACAAACCCCGCAATCGGGATCGAGCCTTTGAAGGTTCCCACTACCAAAAAGAAACCGCATATCCCTTGGCCTGATTGGGCGGTGGAGCGTTTCCGGGCCGAGGCCAACCCGATTGCGCGGCTGATCTTTGAAATCGGCGTTGGAACTCTACAGCGTCCCGGCGATTGGATTGGCTTCACTTGGGGCGACTATGACGGCGACACGCTCAAGCTGCGTCAGAACAAGACGGGCATTGAATTGACCCTGCCATGCACACCGGCGCTCAAGGCGGCGTTGAATGAGGCCAAAGCGGCGCTGGACTTCGCACCAATGCCAAACCGCCATATCCTGACCAATGCTTACGGCGGGCGGATGATCTACCGGACAATGGCCGATAACATGATCAAGGAACGCAAGCGGCTTGGCCTGATGCTCTATGATCAGCATGCCTTGCGCTATCGCGGTGTAAAAGAATTGGCGTGGTCTGGTTGCGACGACGACGAGATTGCCAGCTACAGCGGCCACACAACTAAGGCAATGATTGTGAAATATGCGGGGGAGGCGCGGCAAATCATGCGGGCGCGTCAAGCGGCTGCAAAGCGATTCTGAACAGAACACGACCAGAACAAGAACTTGATACTAGGAGTGATACCCTATGAGCAGACACGAAGCTAAGTACTTGAAATCATTGGAGGCGGGTACCGGAATCGAACCGGTCTACTCGGATTTGCAATCCGGTGCATAG